CAGTCCACTTATAGTGAGTAGAAATAGTTGATGCCGTAAAGTCATAAGAAACACCCAGTGCATTAAATGGATTAGATTTCTTTCTACCAGATCTCCAGTCTGCTTCCAGTTTTGCACGTGAGTCATTACCTCCAGCAATGCTAGAAATAATTGTAGCAACTCTGTCGGATTTTATGTTAGCCATCTTAACTGCTTCATCAACTGCAACAAATGCAGCTTTAGTCAGCGATGGCCAATGGCGAAATTCTCGTTCTTGAAGAACAGAACTTATATCACATTGATTTGCTCTACGTACAGTTAAACATGGAACCTCATCAGGGTTCCAATATTTAATTTGTTCTGTTTTTGATTGTGTTTCTAGAGATGCGAGAAATGTTTCTTTTGCATTTCTGCCAATTGAATTAAAGGTTCCATAACCTGTGATAACAAATCGGTCAACCATATGTACTCCATGATATAAAAGTTTAATTAAGATGTTCTGTCGTTAATACTATGATAGTGTGTTCTTAAAAATTCTGCAGCTGATCTTAAATCGTTGTGATGAGATGCGGTAATATCAGTTCCTGCAGTTACACTAGCACGATCTCCTGGTCTGAATGAAGGTGGATTAGAACTTTTATCTTCATAGTAATTATTTCTATCACCATTATTACCAAATGTTGCTAATTGATAAGCATCATCATAAGTGTGATAATGAGCCAGTGCATTGTTTAATAATGCAGCAACACTATTTATATTAGCTGCTGATATATCTTGACCAGAGGCAATTACGTTACGTAAATTAGCAATATCAGTAGCGAGAGAGCCTAATCCAGTCCATGTAATACTTTTAGGATTGCGTTCTGTTTGTGCCATTTTATACTCCTAATAATTCTTCTACAGTGTTTGGAACTAAAATCGTTTCATCCCAAATTTCACTATCCCAAGTAGGTGTATCGCTTGTCACAAAATATAAAACTTCTGATTCAATATTTGATTCAATCAATGGTTTTGCAAAAAATTCTAAAGCCAGTTCTATCTGTTCTTCTCTTGTATCAATCTCACTAACAATATTTTTAATGTATTGCACAGTTTCTTCGTTGAAAGTAATACTTAAAAAACTTTCAACTAGCTGCTCATAGAATGGATCTATAATCGCATATTCTTTTGTATAAACAAAACTCTTTTTATTTGTTCTATGATTATCTAGATCACTAACAACCAATCGAACTATTTTTTGATTATCAACTTTCTGGTCAGAAAATTTCAAATCTGACAAAGATGAGTGTTGTTTTACAAAATCAAAAAAGATTTGTTTGTGTTCTTCACGTGTCATTTAATAAAACATTCAACAAGTTTAACACCATCATCTAGATTAGTTTCTAGTGCCTGTCCAAATACGTTTGGACCATCTCCAACGATAGCTTTACCATCTTGATTAGAAATAATAGTTTGCCCTTTGCGAATTGGACCAACAACTTTAACTGGAACACGACCAACTAAACCAATCGCTTGTCCTTTAATACCATCATTCATAACGTGAGCAGGTGCAGTGGATATAACACCAATTACACGCTGTCCAGATTGGAAAGACGCAGTTGCTTCAGCTTCGCCAGCTACAGCGACAACCATAACAGTACCAGCTTCATATTGCTTATCAGTTGTATATTTTTCTGCCAAGTCAGCGTATTGTGCTGATGTTGCTTTACCGTAGATAACATTAAAACGATTACCAGTCTGACCAATATCACCAGTACCATTTGTACCAGTTTTTGTAATAGCAGATACTGTTGGATTTAATGTAAGAGCAATAGTAGGATTACCATCCTTACCATTTGCATTTGTTAATTCTAATGAGTTTCCAACTGCTAGAGATCTAACAACTGCAGAGTTTGTAGAAGTTCTTACTAAGAATCCATCGCCAGTTGTGCCAGAAAGACCAGCAAGAGTTGCTGAATACGCTTGAACATCAAGACCAATAGCCACACCAAGATTTGAACGTGCACCTGATGCAGTGCCAGCACCAGTACCACCATCAGCAATAGCCAAGTCAGTAATACCTGTAATAGTACCACCTGTAATATCAACTGCAGTTTTATTTTGAGTAGCCATTGTACCCAAACCAAGATTAGTTCTTGATGCTGATGCGGTAGTACCACCAGTACCACCATGTTCAATCTGAACAACACCATCAACGTTTGATGCATTACCAGTTAGAGTACCTGTTACGTTACCTGTTACGTTTCCAACTACGCTTCCTAATAAACTGCCAATAAAGTTGCTAGTAGTAATATTACCTAGAGCATCACGTAATACAACAGTATTCGCAGTTGCAGATGTAGAAGGAGAACGACCATGAACAAAGTCTGCATCTAGTTTAGTTCCTGCTCCACCATTATCTTCTAATAAAGATAAAATGCTGGTAGCTGTAAAAGATGCAGTGTCTAGTTTTTGACCAACTTCTTGGTTGATTAAGAAAAAGTTATCATCCACTTCTTGGATGGTTAATGGACGTTCTTTATCGGTTCTTAAATTAATAGCTGCCATTATTGACCTTTGTTAATAAGCTGCATCAGTAGTTGTTTAATATCTGAGACTTGCTCTTTAATGTTATTTATTTCTTCTTTCATACCAGCAACTTCAGTTTTCATTTCTTGTTTTTCATAAAGTTGTTGTAGAGCCATTCGTTTTGCATTCTGATGATTTGTATAAGAATTCTTATCTATGTTTACAATTCCACCAGAATACGAATCTTTGCGTAAATTAGAATAACCTTCTACTTTTTGCAGAGTACTCATTATGATAATGCTAACATTCTAAAGTTTTTAATCATTGGTACTTGTGTTGGATTAGAAGATCGCATTGCAATTTTAATCTGAACATTACGGAAAGAAGTAATACCAGTAACATCGATAGTTCTTTCACGGAACTGGCCAAAAGTATCAACTGCATCGTTAATAAATCCAGTATCAGTAAATGGTAATCTACGTAAATCTGGGCTACCATTCCACGCACGATAATAAACTTTAACCTGAGTATTGTTGAGAATACTTGCATCAAACATAATCTTCAACGAATCAGCTTCAGTTGTCAATGATAGTGGACGAGTGATATAGTTTGCAGAGTTAGAAGCACCTTGTGGAGCAATATCCTCAACAAACTTATCAAGCATAGTGATTGTAAAATCACTATCAGTAATCATATCAATGGTCGCACCAGAAGTAAATGCTGGAGAAACAGTAATGTTAATCTTATCCAACTCTGGGTTTCCAGCATATGCAGTCTTATCTTCAAATACTTGAATATTTGTGATTAGATAAGTTCCGTTTACGTTAGCATTAGCGTTAGAGATAATAATGTACTTACCGATTTCTGCTGCACCTAATAGATTATCTGCAGTATCAATATTTGTAGAAATTACACCATTACCATTACTATTAGAGAATGTTAATACAGCTTGTGAAGAAGGAGCAACAATATTATATGTTCCACCAGTCACAGCAACTGCAGCGTTCGCATTTAATGTTAAGCTACTGTTACTTGCAATGGAACCAACAGTTCCAATAGTTGTACCAGCAGAGTTCTTTAGAATATTACCAACAAATACTTGAGTTAAGAATGCAGTATTTGTACCAGTAACAGTAGTGCTGCCTGTTGTGCAAGTAATAGTTCCAGAACCAGCAGTAGTAATATCAGTAGTTCCAATATCTGCATACTTCAATAAAGTTCTAGTATCAATAGCAGAGACGTTAATATTACTTTGCGTAGTTGATGAGTCAATCAAATTAGTAATTGCATAAGCAGAAATTTTCTGCATGTCAATAACTGGAGATACGTTTTCGTTTGTAGATGTTAATGATGCTTTAACTAAAACTGATGACTTCTTCAGTAATGGATTAGAAGAAATAATTGTTTGGTTTTCATATGAAGCAATGTGACGACGAGAATCAAACAAATAGTTCGCATTAGAAACAATTGGAGTCCAGCCAGAGAATGTTGTATCTTCTAGTTGAGTATCAACGTAGTAATCTAATCTAGTATCTTGGAAATTTAGATCAGAAGTCTTCAGATAGATAGCATCCATTCTCATACTACGAGTGCAAGTTACAGTGCTACCACCATACTCACCTTTAATAAAGATGCTATTAGTTCCACCAATTAGAAGGTTGTTTGAAGATCCATCAACAGTTACTAGATTAATAACAAATGTGTCTTTATCTAAACCAACAGACTCAATTGTATGTGATTTATTTAGAAGAGTGTCTGGAATACCAGTTGAAGCAGAAGCAGTTCCAAGATTTCCAGTTGGAACACCACCAATCACCACTGTTTCTCCTGCTAAGAATCCATGATTTGGAGCATACACACGAACATAGTTAGTTCCTGGAGTTACCTCAAACGGATTATTTGGTAAAGTGTAAACAGGAGGGTTCTTTGCTTTGAATAGAACATCAATTGTATTTGTTGTATTAAATTTGGCTTTGCGTAGAACAAACTTAATGTCTAGTAAAGGATTAATTTCCCATTCTTTAGCATTTTGTGATGCGTATAGAGAACCCATTAGTGGCTGAACACCGATAATGTTACCAGTAACAAGATCTGTTTTACCTAGTTCAGAAACATAAACTTGACATCCTGGCTCGTCTGTTAGAAGAACGAAGCAGTATGTTTCACCATCTTGTAGATAAACTGGAGATGGGAATGTAATAGTTGTAGCAACAGAAGAAGTTGTTGAGATATTCATCTGTTGTGGTGTTAATGTTACTTGTGAGAATGGTACAATCTTAGTAGATGGAACACCATTATTAGTTGTACGAATCTCAACAGTCACTGGACGATTACCTGCTTGTGCAAAGAATAGATCCATAGAAGTGATAAACGCACCACCCTCAGAACTGATTGTAAATGTTTGTGCAATCGGATCGCCACCAACAAAACGAGTATAAAGAACACGAGTATTTGTTGTAGTACGACGTGTTGGAAGTTCTTGATATAAACGATCTTGAACAAAGTTTACGCTACGACTAGAAACAACTGTGCGTTCTTTAGTTAATGCAAAACCTTGAGAGTAGTAAACTGTAGAACCAGTTGAATCAAAGTCTGCGTCACTGTTGCTAATATTATCAATCAGCTTAAATGTGCGTTCACCAGTGCGGAATGCTAAAGTGTTATCATTTGGAAGATAGAAAACACCAACTGCATTACCAAGTATGTCTGTTCTAATATCATCACCAAGTGCTTTCATAGTAGAAGCAACTGATGCAGAAGTATTATCATTAATACCGATTAAAGTAGCAGCATTGTAAGAAGAAGTAGTTCCAATATTAACAGAACCAGTTAGATATTCTCCAACACCGAATCCATTTTTAATATTAACAGCCCAAACTTCTTGAGTTAGAGTACCATTTGTGTCTTCAGAAGCAATGTAACCTTCACTTGCAATAACTGCAGATGCTTTTAGACGTAATAGTTTACCTCTGTTATCCCCACTATATGAACCTGTGCTATATGCAGAGAAAGCAGCAATGCTAGTTCCATCAATGTTACCTAGCGTAACATTTTGACCAGAAATTGAAATAACCTTAAATTTACGTAGATTTAGTTCTTTAGAAGTAGAAGTTGTACTTGTGATACCAACGCTTGCTGGAATAACTTGGTTTTCTTGTAAGTCATCAAGATTCTTTGTATTATAAGCATTGTGATAGTTTAGATTATAAAGAATTACATGATGTCCTGGAAGAATATTAGAAGTATCAGTAACAGTTAAAGTAAATGTTGATGCAGGGGAAACTAAGTTAGTGATAGCACTAATGCTTATTGCACTATGTGTACTGTTAGTTAAAACATCACCAACAGAGAATGCTGGTTCAATTTGTCCAGCATATGCACGTTTACCATCATCTGATAAGACGTTGTCTCTCATAGCATTATCGCTAAAGTTGAATGGTGTAGTACCAACACGTTGTAGTAAGAATTTATCAGCTGGTTTAATATAATCACCAACTGCAGTTCCATCAAAGAATCCCCAGAATACTGTGTCTGGTTTTAGATTTTGTGCAACAAATGTCACAGGGCGAGCACGCATGTATGGGATATAAGACATATCCACAACACGATCGCCATAGTCTTGAGTATTAACGGAAGTGTTTAGAGTTGTATTGATGCCTGTACGAGTATTGACACCAGTCCATTCATAAATGGTAGTTTCAAAACCTGTTACAGTATTACCACTTTGTGATTCCCATACGTTACGACCAGATTGCGAAACAGAAGTCCAGTTAGTCTGCCATTCATTCCATTTAGTGCCAGTAACACCTAATTCTTCAGCCATAAATTTAATAGCATCGTAATTGTTGTTATCGGTAACAGTTAAATCTGGGCGACGAATAGTATCTTTCCAGTTATCACCTTCTGGGAACAATGTTACTTGTCCTTTGAATGCACCAACAGAAACTGCAGTTACATCTAATGAACGAGTAGCGTTGTTGTTGAAGATGAAAGTAGATTCAGTGTACGGTAAAGTGATTAGATCACCAGTCTTTTTATAATCTTTGTAAAGACGATCTGAACCAGATGTTAGATCTTCAACGATATCTAATGCAACTGTTTCATGCATTGGACGTAAAACTTTGTTAGTTGAATCTACAGCAATCTTATAGTCGGTTTGTTTAACATCACCGATGCCGTGTCCAATAAACTGATCAACAATAAATCCGTTTTTGAATTTATCAAGACCAGTTGTAGTATCTTTAATCTGCATGGTTGCAGTGTCTTTTTCTAAAAGACTTAAAGAAACATAGTATTCTAAGTTAGTGATACGACGATCTAGTTTACCAATATCCGCCATAGTGTAGCGACGATTATCACGTTGTTTGATAGTGACATCGCTAACTTTCTTAGTATATGGTGGAATTGCAACAACCCCTAAAACCATACCTTCTTTTGGATCTTCTGGCTCTTGCGGATCTAAGGATGGTACACCTTTAATAACATTGAAACGACCGACAGAGTCAAGAGTAATTTTATCTTTACGTCCAAGATAATATGCAACTGGAGCAGTTACATCAGAACCAATCTTTGGAATCTCTGGATAGAATGTGTTTGTTCCACCAATAATTGGACGGAAGTCTAGAACATCTGATAGACAGATTTCTTTTTTCTTACCAGTCTGTTCGTCTGAAACTGAATATGTTGGAATATCTGCATAATCAGATAAACCAGAATATGAATCAACAGAGAAGTAGTTTCCTGGAGAAGCAGTAACAGAGAAATAATCATAAGTTACACGAATAGCACCAGATGGAGTTTGATATCCTGGTTTTAGAACTAATTTTGAATTAGTATAGTAAGTATCACGTTGACCATCATCTAATGTGTATCGTTCAGTGATGTCAATATAATTACTTAAATTAAATGCAGTGTAATCTCCTGGAGTCATCCACACACTCTTAATACGAAGAACATCTGCTTTTTGTAACTCAATAATAGAGCCACCAACATTTTTCTTAGTAACAATATTTTCAGTGGCATCTTCATTTAGAGTTTTAGTTTTCTCTTGACCAGCTGCATTAACTTGAAGAACTGATGCAATTAAGTAGTATGTTCTGCCAGAAGTAACGCTACTAAATGTTACTGTTTTACGATTACTATTGTTATCAAATGTAGTGTTTGCTGCAGTAATAGCTACTGGAAGATTAGTAGTTGTATCGATTAGCAAGAAATTACTAATATCATCATCTGATAAGAATGTTTCACCAGTAGTTGTGATTTCAAATGTTACGGATGTTGTAGCAGTTGCAACGTTAGCAAACTTTCTGCGAACTGTGATTTGTGATGACTTGACAGTATCACCGCCAAGAGCATCTACACCACGCAAAGTCTTAACTGTATTATAACCAACTGGGAACAATAAAGTATTGCTTGATGGTTCAACGATTTGTGCACGGAAAATCTGTAAAGCACCACCAGTAACAGAAGCAGAAGCATTTCCAGTTAAAGTGATAGCTACGTTTGTGAATGAAGAAACAACACCAACTTTAGTATTGTTTAGATAAATCACATCACCTGCTTTAATAATTCCAGTTAAAATGGCACCAGTTACAGATACAGTAGTAGATCCAGTAGATGACGTGCCAGACGCACCAGTTACAGGTTGTAAACTTGGAGAGATATCGGCTGTGAAATTACCAGAAGACAATTGACCAGTAATTTGTTTAACATCATTTTCAAAAGAGTATCCAGAATACATCTGAATATCCATTAAACCTAATTTGTAAACAGTTGCAGTTCCACCAGAGTAATCAGATGAGTGTAGTTGCACAGAACGAGTGCGAGCAGTACCAATAATATCAGAACTTGTTGGAGCATTTCCTGGAGTTCCATTTAATGCTTTAACTAGATACACCTTTTCAAATGTAGAGATATCTGGAGTTTTGTATAGATTTGTTACATAAGTGTAATTACCAATAGACAAACCAATAGGTTGGTCATTTAGACGAGCAATATGATTACCCTCATCACCATCAATAATACGTGCTTTATCTAATGCCACAAATTGTGTAGCTACAGACTCAACTTCATATCCTTGGATGTATGCTTTACCTGGATCTACTACAACTACAAATTTATCA